AAGAGGATATAGGTGAACAGATACAAACTAATAGTGTACTTATGAAAACCTACAGCACTGTTGCTGATAATATCGATTCAACATTAAGTCAAACCTCTCATGATTTCTTAAAAGGTTTAGCAGAAGCATTACCTGGCGCCTCCCTAAAAGAACAAATAGGTGGAATAGAAATGTTCCAGACCGAATTAAAAGAATCTGGAGTTTTGTTTGATGATACAATAAAGAAACTTAATACTCTTACTAGTGGTAGCGCAAGTGAAAAAGAAAAAAGAGAAGCACTTGACACATTAATTCAGCAGGGTGTCCTTGATACTAATAAAACATTAACAGAAGGTTTTGCCAAAGCCCTAGCCGGCGTTGCAGATAAAAATGTATCAACACAAATAGAACAAGGAAACATAACTGAGGAAGGCGGATCATCTTGGCAATATATTAAAGATTTCTTTCAAAGTATTAATCCCTTTAATGAAGGTACAGGCGGTTTCCAAGACTTTGGCAAAGGAACAGCAGCATTATTACATGATTTAGAAGCAGTTGTGCCTGCAAAATCTCCCGAAGGACAACTATTAGCAAAAGCTTCTAACGGAGAGCTTAGTAATGTAATTAATAGTATAACTAAAGGATTTGATCCGTCTGCAATGGCTGCAGCAACCGCAGGACAACAAAGTGCTCCTCCTAAAGTCCTACAAGACTTGATGACAGATATGTCATCTCCTAACACAAGCACTCAAGGCAATACAAACGAAGATCTTTCAGAAACCATAAATCAAACTTTACAACAGCTGATTCAAATAAATAGTAGACAGTTAACAGAGATACAAAAACAAGTTAAAGCCACTAAAGGCATGAATGGCAATATGATGTCAAACGTAGGATTATAAATGAGCTGGAAAAAATACTTTACACCTGTTAGTGCAGGAAATGAAACATCAGGAACTTACTCCCCAATAAATGGAGCAAGTGCTGTAACTAGGCCAGGACCAGCTCGCAGTAATTATTCAAGTTTTTTACCTGACGTCTATACAGGAACTCCAAACAGAGTTGAAAGATACGGACAGTACAACACAATGGACTTAGATTCAGAAGTGAATGCTGCACTTGATATTCTTGCAGAATTTTGTACACAAAAACACAAACAAAACGGAACACATTTTACATTTGACTATAAGAAGCAGGCTACTAATTCTGAAGTACAAATTTTAGGACAATACCTACAACAGTGGTATAAGATTAATAATTTTGAAAAACGTATGTTTAGACTTGTACGTAATGTATTCAAATACGGAGACGGATTCTTTTTAAGGGATCCTGAAACTAAAAAACTTTATCATGTAGATCCTGCAAAGGTAAACAGAATAATTGTTAACGAATCAGAAGGTAAAACACCAGAACAGTATATTGTAAAAGATGTACAATTTAATTTTAGAGACTTAGTAGCAACTAAACCACACCAAACAAATGGAAACATAACTGGTGGCGGAAGCGGATACTACGAAGGCGGCGTGAGAGGAATGGTAGGTAACTATCCTAACCAAGCTGGATCAAGATTTACAATTGAAGACGGTGAAGTTGCAATAGCTGGAGAACACATGTTTCATCTCAGCTTGTCAGAAGGTTTAGACAACAACTATCCATTTGGTAATTCATTGTTAGAAAGTATTTTTAAAGTATACAAGCAAAAAGAATTACTTGAAGATGCTATTATTATCTATCGTGTACAACGTGCGCCAGAGCGTAGAGTATTTTATGTCGACGTAGGTAATATGCCATCACACCTTGCTATGCAATTTGTTGAGCGTGTAAAAACAGAAATACATCAAAGACGTATTCCAAGTAAAACAGGTGGCGGAACAAATGTTATTGATAGTGCATATAATCCTCTATCAACTAACGAAGATTACTTCTTTCCACAAACAGCAGAAGGACGTGGATCTAAAGTTGAAACACTACCAGGAGGTACTAACTTAGGAGAAATTGATGACCTTAGATATTTTACTAATAAGCTCGTACGCGGCTTACGAATCCCTAGCAGCTACTTGCCTACAGGCGCTGACGATGCAACTGCAAGCTACAATGATGGAAGAGTCGGCACAGCATTTATACAAGAATTAAGATTTAACACATACTGTGAACGATTACAAAACCTACTTGCAGACGAGTTTGATCAAGAATTTAAAAGATATTTGTTAGAAAAAGGTGTTAACATTGATACAGCAATGTTTGATCTAAAATTCCAACCACCACAAAACTTTGCAGCCTATAGACAAACAGAATTAGACAACCAAAGAATTGGTACTTGGTCACAAGTACAAGCAATACCATACATTTCAAATAGATTTGCACTAGAAAGATTCTTAGGATTAAGCACAGAAGATATTGCTAAAAATGAAAGACTTTGGAAAGAAGAAAATCAAGAAAACTTAACACCGCCACCAGGTGATGCCGCAGGTGAAATGCGCGGTGTAGGAATAAGTAGTGCAGGTATAAGCGCAGATATTGACGGTGCCGAAGAAACAGCTGACATAGAAGGCGGCGAAGACGGAGGAGAAGGAGCACCTCCAGAAACAGCAACTGGTGAAGAACTAGGCGGAGCACCAGCAACACCCCCAGCAGGTGGCGACGCGGGAACAATATAAAGTATAAATAACATTATGATACTGAGAGAACTTTTTTATTACGACAAAGAAACAATAGAACCTGTTGAAGACAATAGGTATGATCCTCAGTATGATCAATCTATAGTTGATCTAGATGATACCCGGAAAACACGATTAAGTTTAAGCCAAATAAATCGTGCTCGCAAGGCAGCTGAACTACATACAGAAGAAAAGTCTAAAGAAATTGATTTTGTAAGACAAATGTATGGACTAGCAGCACAAGCTGAGGCGGCCGGAGTATGATAATTGGCAAAATTAGATAAAAGCAAATACACTCCTGATGAATGGCGTGAACTTCAAACTCAAAGAAAACTCTATAAAATAAAGCGTAGAGCTCAAAAAGAAGCTAAACGTTCTCAAAAACCTATCCAATACGAAAAAGTACAAATTAAACAAAAATATGGTAGTGCGTTTGTAATAGGTAACGGCACAAGTAGAACTCCTATAAATGTAGAAGACCTTGCAAATTTAGGAAATACTTATGGATGTAATGCATTGTATAGAACTTTTGCACCAGATTACTTAGTTGCTGTTGATGTTAAAATGATATTAGAAATATCTCGACAAGGCTATCAAAGAAAACATACTGTATGGACAAATCCTAATAAAGCATACGGGCAAATACAAGATTTAAATACTTTTAATCCTAGTAAAGGATGGTCAAGTGGTCCTACAGCTTTATGGCTTGCAAGTCAACACGGATATGATAGGATATACATACTTGGATTTGATTATAGGGGTATAAAAGAAAAATTTAATAATGTATATGCAGATACGCCAAACTACAAAAAGAGTCAAGACGGTGCAACTTTTTTTGGAAACTGGTTACGTCAAACAGTATCTGTAGTAAAAGAACATAAAAATATTCAGTACATTAGGGTTATAGCACCTGATAATTATTGTCCCGAGGAACTAAATAAAATTAGCAACTTTACAACAATAACTGTTGAAGATTTTATGAAAATCCATCAACTTACATAATGCGCAGCCAAAACGAGCCGTTTTTGGCCTATTTCTACGCACATTTTCTCCATATATGTAAATACAACTGACAGCCTTACCATAGGTAAAACATTTATAGGAGATAAAAAATGGCAGATACAAATAAATTTGAAGAGATGCTTGAGCATCTTGTAAATAACGACCGTGCTAAAGCGGAAGAGTTATTCCACGAGATTGTGGTAGAAAAATCAAGAGACATTTACGAAAACATCTTAACTGATGATGTTAACGATGAAGAAGTCGACGAAGCTAATGACGAAGAAGTAGATGAAGCATCAAAAGATGAAGATCTAGACGAAGCTACTGATGAAGATGATGACGAAGACGAAGAAGTTGATGAAGCATCAAAAGATGATGACGACGAAACAAACGAAAATTTTAATCTAGATGAGTTTGAAGTTGAAGGCGAGCCAGAAATGGACATGGACATGGACATGGATGCTGACATGGGCGGAGACGCTGGTGACAACATGGCAATGGATATGGGTGACGAAGGTGACTCAGATGAGCCAGCAACTAAAGGCGACATTATGGATTTAGAAGCTGAACTTGAAGACCTTAAAGCAGAATTTGAAGATATGCTAGGTGATAAAGATGGCGATGAAGATGACATGGGCGACGAAGAAGATGAAGGCGAAGAAGGCGATGCTGATATGGATATGGATGCAGACGCTGAAGAAGAGTCATATAACTTTGAAGCAAATGACGAAGAGGTAGACGAAGCTAGTGATGACGAAGAAGTCGAAGAAGTAGCTAAATCTGCAGGTGAGCAAATGCGTGAATATGTTGAAAAAGTATCAGCTTCAATGGGTGACAATGGTGCAAACGCCAAATCAGTCGTAGCAGGTAAAAATGACATGGGCGGCACAAGCTCAAACTTGGTAAAAGGCGGAGAAGCTGACACAAAAGGAACAACTGGCGGATTAGCTGCAAATTCAACGAAAGAAGATAATGCAGGAAACGTTAACGTACCTGGAGGAAAAGCATCAAAATCAATGTCTAATATGCCAAAAGGCCACGGCGCTGAGAAAAAAGGCGCAGGCGATACAGCTCCTGATAAAAAGTCTATGATCGGTAGCTAATAAGGAAAGATGGATGAAACTTAATCTACTAAGAGAGCACCTGACATTCGACCAAGCCCAGATGGTGGTTGAGTCTGCTAACGAAGGAAAAGACTTGTATATGAAAGGTATTTGTATACAAGGCGGAGTACGCAACGCTAACCAGCGTGTGTATCCTGTAAACGAAATTGGCAGGGCTGTCAAAACTCTCAACGATCAAGTAAGCGGCGGATATAGTGTGCTAGGAGAAGTAGATCATCCTGAAGGACTTAATATTAACCTGGACAGAGTTAGTCACATGATTACAGAGATGTGGATGGACGGTCCAAATGGTTATGGAAAAATGAAGATTTTACCAACACCGATGGGAAACCTAGTTAGCACAATGATTCAATCAGGTGTGAAACTAGGTGTCTCGTCAAGAGGGTCTGGTAATGTTAGTGAAAGCGGAAATGGCGAAGTTTCTGACTTTGAAATAATTACGGTAGACGTTGTTGCACAACCTAGTGCTCCTGGCGCATACCCAACACCAATCTACGAGCATCTAATGAATGCACGTGGCGGAATGAAGGCTTACGAATTAGCACAGGCTACAAAAGACGACTCAAAGGCACAAAAATATCTAAAAGAATCACTGATTAATATAATCAGTCGACTCCAATAAAAGGAGAATAATATGTTGGATGCACTAAAAACACTTTTTGAAAATGATGTAGTTTCCGAAGAAGTGCGCCACGAAATCGAAGAAGCATGGAACTCGAGGATAAAAGAAAATCGTCAAGCAGTTACAGCTGAACTTCGCGAAGAGTTTGCTCAAAAGTACGAACATGACAAATCAACGATGGTAGAGGCTATTGACTCTATGGTTACTGAACGTCTTGCTTCAGAAATTGAAGAATTTGCCGATGATCGTAAACAACTTGCAGAAGCAAAAGCAAAGTATGCTGTTGCAATGCGTGAAAATGCTGATTTAATGAAGCGTTTTGTTGTTGATTCATTAGCAAAAGAAGTAAACGAACTTCACGAAGATCAAAAGAGTATGGCTAGCAAGTTTAGTATGCTCGAAGATTTCGTTGTCGAATCACTTGCAAAAGAAATTGCAGAGTTTAATGAAGATAAAAAAGACTTAGCTGAAACGAAAGTAAGATTAATTCGTGAAGCAAAAGGACACTTCAATGAACTTAAAACAAAGTTTGTTGAAAAGAGTGCGGCCAAGGTAGCTTCTATAACTAATAAGGTTTTAAATAATGAAATCGGACAGTTAAAAGAAGATATTGAAGCAGCACGTAAAAATGATTTTGGGCGTAAACTGTTTGAAGCATTTGCCGCTGAATATGGCAATAGCTATCTTAATGAAAATTCAGAAACTGCAAAGTTAATGAAAGTTATTAAGATCAAAGACAAGCAGCTAACAGAAGCTAAGAAAGCGGTTGAGGAAAAGCGTGTTTTAGCAGAAGCTAAACAAGCTGAAATCAAACGCATGACTAATGCAGCTCAAAGAAAAGAAGTCATAAATGAATTGACTGGACCTTTAAACAAAGGTCAAAGAGAAATTATGATGGATTTACTGGAATCAGTTCAAACTTCAAAACTAAAATCACAGTTTGATAAGTACCTACCGGCGGTCATTGACGGTAACACTCCAGAGAAGAAGGCAACATTGACAGAAGGCACATCACATACAGGCAATAGAGAAGAAAAAACAAGTCATGACAACGCAAGCGAAGATAACAACGTGGTTGATATTAGACGTCTTGCAGGATTAAAATAAGGAGAAACCGAATGTCAGAACTATTAGAAAGTCGCTGGCAGGACACCAAAACTGCACTTCTTGAAGGCCTACAAGGCACAAAGAAACAGGTGATGGCAAGCACTTTGGAAAATACACGCAAGTATTTGTCAGAGACAGCCACCGCAGGTGCTACCTCTGCCGGTAATGTTGCAACTCTTAACAGAGTTATTTTACCAGTTATCAGACGTGTAATGCCAACTGTGATCGCAAATGAGATCGTTGGTGTTCAGCCTATGACAGGACCCGTGGGTCAAATCCACACATTGAGAGTACGTTATTCAGACACAGCAGGCACAGGCGCAAGCGGTGCAGTTGCTGGAGAAGAAGCACTTTCACCATTCAAGATTGCGGAAGCATATTCAGGTAATACCACTAGTGGTAAAGCTGATGCAACTGCTGCACTTGAAGGGGCAGCTGGAAACAGATTGTCAATTCAAATCTTGAAACAAACTGTAGAAGCAAAAACCAGAAAGCTATCAGCTCGCTGGACTTTTGAATCTGCACAGGACGCACAGTCACAGCATGGTATCGACGTTGAAGCAGAAATTATGGCTGCTTTAGCACAAGAAATTACTGCTGAAATTGACCAAGAAATTCTTGGTTCACTTGCTACACTAGCAGGTACTGGTACAGATACATTTGACCAGGCTGCAGTATCAGGTACAGCTACTTTTGTTGGCGACGAACATGCAGCACTTGCAGTTTTAGTTAACAGAGCAGCAAACAGAATTGCACAGAGAACACGTAGAGGCGCAGGTAACTGGGCTGTTGTATCTCCAGCAATCCTAACTGTGCTACAAAGTGCAACAACTTCTGCGTTTGCAAGAACAACTGAAGGTGCATTTGAAGCTCCAACAAACACAAAATTCGTTGGCACATTAAATAACGCAATGAAAATTTACGTTAATACATATGCTGCAGACGATGATGTACTTGTTGGTTACAAAGGCTCAAGCGAGTCAGATGCAGCGGCATTCTATTGCCCATACATCCCGCTAATGAGCTCAGGCGTAGTGCTTGACCCAACATCATTCGAGCCAGTCGTATCATTTATGACACGTTACGGATATGTTGAGTTGTCAAACACAGCATCGTCTCTAGGTAACGCAGCTGACTACTTGGAAAAAGTAGAAGTAACAGCAGCAAACCTAAGCTTCAGCTAAGTCTTAGACACAATATAACTAAAATAGGCCCTACGGGGCCTATTTTTTTGACTAAATATTATTACGTTCAGCCAATAGGCCGGGAGTAGCATAAGCGAAGGAACGCACTTAACCCTTTAACGAGGAGAGTGTTATGGATAATTACACGCTTTGGTGCTTTCAACAAATTATTAAACAGCGCCACATAAAAAAAGTTAACTTTTTATTAAAAAAAAGGTTGACTTCTGCTTAATAGTTTGTTACTATAAGTACATAAGTTAGGAGATATCCTAAGTTAGATAGTGCAAGGAAATGCGTTTATAGAGACGTAACTTGGCTAGTAGCTGTAGTGGCACTGCATGACTGTAGAGATACAGAGATGTGGATTTTGGAAGTAACTATCCGATGCTAGGCTTTGCTGGTGACACAGAAATGATCTGTACCGGCACTTGTAGGTGATCATTAAATCCTACCTATCACCCTTATTCTAAAAGGCTCGCCTAGTGCGGGCCTTTTTCCTTTTCGGATAAATACTTGTGTCAGATAGTGTGCCGCAAGGCGGACTTATGCTGTACCCACAGCGTAGCTCATAGAACGGGCATAGGACTACTTTTTATAGGAGAAAAAAAATGGGAAGACCA